TTATCTAATGATATAAATTCTACTAAATGATTTTTATATTTAAAAGTAAGTTCAGCTTTATTTATTTCTGCCATATAATATATGCCTACCTTTTGTGCTATCTCTATAAAGTCTCTATATACAGAACCCTTTAATGCTGGAAGTGTTTTCCTAGCAATAGTTATTACAAGTTTGTCCTTTCTTGTTGTTAATAAATATATGATATACTGGCAAAGTGCATACGTCTTTCCTGACCTAGATGAACCCTGATGTATGATTATTCTTTTGTTGCTATTTATTGTTTGATAGAATTGAACATTACATTCAACTACTTCTTTTTTTCTGCTGGTTTCCATTCAATTAATTTACTTTCTACAGAACCATTGACATTTAATTCTTGTCGTTCTACATAGCCTCTATCCTTAGCCTTTGTCTTTAGGTAAAAGATTGTTGCAGTTGGGTTACCATCTTGTATTTGTTTGAACAGTTGACTTTCAGCAAAGTCTTTAGCAACATTACTTAAATCATCTACTTGTTTAGCAAACTCTTTATCATCTTTATAATATCTATAAAATGTAGTTCTATCTATTCCAACTTGCTTACAAGCAGTTGTAACAACTCCTAAAGATTTTTCCAATCCTTCTAGTAATGCTTTTTTAGTATGTTGTATTTTGTTGCTTTTCATATTACAAAAGTATTATTATTTTTTATAAGTATCTGATATTAAACATGGTACTGCATTATTCCAGTTGATTTTATGATGTATCCTACTATTATTAGTATTCAATACAGATATTTTTGCACAATCAGGTGAATACATTACAGTATAAAATGATTTAGTATATGTACCAGCATTCAAATACATTTCTGTCAAACCACCTTTGTTAGATTGTGTATCTGTTTGTTTTAATGATACATTCATAACAGTAAGAAATAAATCACCAACACTACCAAGTTTAACATAAGTATTTACATCATCATTCATTCTACCAAAATATTTAAATGGTCTTTCTGTACTACAGAAAAAACTATTCATTGCCTTTCTTCTCATTTTTAATTGTCTTGCATAACCATTTTCACTACCACCTATCCAGTCACCATTTTGTGAAATAGCTATTGACTTTGCATTTATAGATTTATAATAATTTAGTAGTGCATCTAATATCTTATCTAGATTTTTGATATAGGCTCTACCAGTTTTATATTCAAAGTTATCATCAAATCTGTATGAGAAATCTGTATAATCATCATCTAATACAAGAAAGTATGTGTAACCTAATTCTTTTGCTAAATCAAAAGCAATATTTCTTGCATACAATACTGTGTTCTGATGTGTAAAGTTATCACCTAAATCTTGTTGCACTTTATCTTTATCAAATACTAAAACTTCATCTTTGTATTTTTGTTTGTAATCATTTAACTTTTTGTCATCTGTAGAACAGATAAGATATTTAGTACCAGTATAACCAAATCTATTTAATGTTCTGTATGTTTTAACATTATGTGGTCTGCCAAATGTTAATATAAAAATTGTAAAGTCTTTATTTTCCATGCTCTAATATTCCTTCTGACTTGTAGATGTCTGCAATCTTTTTAGATAACTCTACATATCCATTTTCTACAGCTTTATTGAAGTCAATAATAATCAATGCTAACTTCTCCATCATCTCTTGCATATCTTTGTCAGAGTGTGCATATAAATCTGCAATCTTAGAATAATCAAATACTAAGTGTCTATAACTAGCATAGATTAAAAATTCTTTTTGTTCATTAGTTAGTTTTGATTTCTTTATTTTTTTTATAAACTGCATTGTTTTTTGTGTATCTAAAACATCTTTTATGTCAGGCTTTCTATTACTAGGTTTATATGTAGGTGCTACAATTTTAGCTGTATATTTTTCATCTACATCATCTTCTGTAAAATTTACTTCTAATCCCCATTCATTTAATTTTTCAATATCCCATTCATTAGCAAGTAAATCCCAATCCCAGTCTCCAAATCCTACATTGTCTTTTACTATAAATTCTTTCTTTTGTTCTTCTGTCCAGCCTTCTGCTACATCTATTAATACTTCTTGTACACCAGCTTTCTGTAATGCTTTTAGCCTCATGTTACCACCAAGAACTACCATATCTTCATCTACTACTAATGGTCTTTTGTCTAGCATCTGTGGGAAGTCTTTTATTGACTTGACTAATTTATTAAAGTTCTTTTTGGATATTGTTCTAGGGTTTTCACTATTTGGTATAATTTCTTTTATGTTTACTTTTTTTCTCATATTAACAATATTTAGCAACTATGTTTGAATATTTTACATGATGTCCATCTATACTTTCTCTAAAAAAAAAGATACCAAAGTTCTTTTAAATATAATTCTACTTGTGGTTCATCTCTATAATACTTTTCATCTACTGGGAATAATTCAGCTAAAGCAAATATCATCTTATATGTTTCTACATCATCACCATAATCATATTTACCAGCTTTTGCTTTGTTTTTATGGTGTCTTATGTATCTATTGAATATGTCTAATAGTTGCTCTTTATTTTTCCTCACATCCCAAAAGTATGATAAAATCCTTTCTTGTAATAGCATTTTCCTGATATTTGTACACCTTGCTATTATCCTTTTCAATGTATAGTAGTGACTTTTGTTTATCAATTATTATTTTTTTTGGGTTATCAATATCAAAAAAAACCTCTCTATTGTGATTATTTCTAAACACAGTAAAGAGGTTTATCATAGTACGGCAAGGGTTATCTGTCTTGCCTAGTATTTCATTTTCATTATCAGAATAATAGTAGTTACTCTTTAACTTCTTTTGCTTCTGATACTTCTTCTGCTTGTTCATCTTGTTTTACTTCTTCTACAGTAGGTGGTGTAACCCCGAACTGCTCTAAAGCCTGTAAAACTAATGAACTTTCAGATAAAGTGAACAAACCATTCTTGTTTCCTTTTTCGCAAACCTGAACGATTATTTGTAACGCCTGCTCTTGTGTCATAATTATTTATTTATATCTACCATTTTTTAAATCATATTGTATGAAACAGCTTCCTAAAGTACCATTTAATCTTTGAGACTTCATTTTAACAGTTTCAAACTCTACAAATTTAATATGTTTCTCCATATTTAAAAGTAATCCTTCAACTAAATCTCTACCTTTTACTCTTTCTTCT